GGGCGGAGTCCCGCGCGCGCGTATAGGTACTGTGGAGAGTCCCTACGGAAGGATTCCTTGTGTTCGGCATGTCATCTGTGTTGTCGGTTGCGGCGATGACTTCTGTGTGTTGGGGGTTGGTTGGGGTTTGTGGCGGGTTTTGTTTGTTGTGTTGTATACTCGGCGTGAGATGACTGTGCTCAGGGTTCCTCCAGGTGCTACGCTTCAGGAGCGAGCCGCCATCAAGGCGGAGCTTGACTATACGATGGCGTCGATGGATTTTCTCAAGTTCTTGAAGTTTGTGAAGATTCTTGAGCGTCCGCAGCGGCTCATGAAGATTCGTGGTGGCAAGCGTGACATGGAGCTTTGGGATCATACTTTGGAGATTGCCAGGGCGATGATGGTGGAGGACAGGCTTGTCGTCATGAAGGCGCGTCAGATAGGGGCTTCCTGGGTGGCGGCGGCATATACGTGTTGGCTTTTCCGGTTTTATCCGGGCAGTTTAATCGGGATGTTTTCTGAGAATCAGGACAAGGCTATCCGTCTCATGGAGAAGGTCAAGTTTGTTTACAACAACCTTCCTTCTGCGTGGCAACTTCCGTTGGCGGCGTCGTCGAAGCTCCAGATGGAGTTGGCTTTTGGGGAGGGTGTTACATCGACGGTGACTGCATTCTCGTCTAGTGCGGATTCGGGGCGTGGGGACGACTTCTCTCTAATAGTGATGGACGAGGCGGACTTCCATGAAGACCTTGAGGAGGCCTATTTGACGTTGGCTGCGTCGGTTGGTTCCACCGGCGGGCAGATGTTTCTCATCTCGACTGTGAACAAGTCCAAGGCCGAGTCGGTCTTTCTGTCGTCGTTTCTCGGCGCACCCGAAAACGGTTGGGCAACTCTGTTCTTTGGATGGCGAGTCCGTCCGGGACGCGACGACGCGTGGTACGAACGCGAGAAACGTAACGTCCCGAAGACTTCCGTCCTGTCCGTGGAACTCTTTATGTCGCAAGAGTTTCCCGGGTCGGTGGAAGAAGCCCTCGAACCGGCGGGGGCAAACGCGTTCTTCGACCTTGATGTGCTAGAGTACATGAAAAGCCACATACGAGAGCCGATCCTGTCTGACGGACCCGTGCACATCTACACGAAACATCAGATCGGGCGCAGATACGCAGCGGCGACGGACACTTCGCACGGGGTTGGGATGGACTACAGTGCCACCTACGTCGTGGATTTGGGGGCGCGGGCCGTCGTGGCGCGCATATTGACGAAAGAGTGGGGAACGTCCGTGTTCGCCAACGAGTCAATCAAACTGCTGGAGATATACGGCTGGCCTCTGTGGGCGATTGAGACTAACGACTGGGGCATCGACGTGCTCAGAGCGGCGGAACGCGCTCACTATCGAAACCTGTACGGCGTCATCAAGTCCGTGGACAAACGGAGGGACTTCGGATGGCGTACGTCGGAGTCCAACCGCAGAGAGATGTGGCTGAACCTGAAGGAAGAAATTGACCGGGGAGCCGTTATCATCCCCGACGAAGAAGGACTGGCGCAGATGAAACAAGTCGTCGTGATTGGCTCCCACGGTCGGATGGAAGCTCGCAGGGGAGCGAATGACGACGTGCCGACTGCTCTGGCAATAGCCTTCATGATGGACAGAGAAGTGTCCTTGATGTCTGTGGACTCAAGGTCTCGGGTGGTCAGGAGTCGCTTTTAATGGCTGCGATAATTTCCACATTTGACGAAAGATCGTCGGAAGAGATCGACGACCGCCGAGTGCACCTGGAAGATATCTGGCGTCCCTCCCACGCTAACTGGGGCGAGATCGATACCTTCTATCATCGGACCTATGCACTGTGGACGGGCGTAAATGGCGCGAACGACGCCAACACACGCGGCGAATATCGGCCTTCAACGCCAACCAACATCATCGACCACGCCTCCGACCAGTTCATGGGCTTCATCCCCACGGTACATCGGCAGCCGGTGAATCCCGAAAGTCAGGCTCACAAAGACGCCGCCGACAGCGTGGAAGAGGCGGTGAGAGCGGTCATGCTTGACGCCGCCATGCGCTCGATGTTCAACCCGTGGAAACAGGTTGGAAAACACTTCAACGCCTACGGGTACGGAGTGATCGAACTCGACCTGGACTTCACCGATAAAACAATGATGAGCAAACGGTCCGGATACTGGAACCCCATCAGGATCATGGCGACTCACCCGTCGCAAGTGCTGATGAACCCCCTGGAGAAGATACCGCGTTCCGCGATCCGATTGCTCACCATGACCGCCGCCGACCTTGCAGCACTGCTCAAACAGAAACAACGGCTGAAGCACTTTAATAAGGATGAGGCAGAAGTCGTCGCGTCCATGACCTCATGGGAGGAAATCGAGATCGAACGCGACTGGACGATGCTTGCGCATACCCTGAAGCGCAAAAACGGCGAGATACTGTACTCGGAACGAAACTCGTGGGGCTTCATCCCCCTTATACAGGCGTTCGCCGGATACGGCATGGAACCGTCCGCCCTGGGGAAGAACAACCCCGAGCACATGGCCGTAGGCATCCTGGGTCCCGTTCTCGAATCCATCCGGCTGGAAGCGCAGAATCAAACGGCGAAACACTCCATGGTGATCGACAACGCCTACGCGCCGTACGTGAGCCGGTTCCCTGACGAGCTTCAACACGCCCTGGAGACCGGAGCGATTGCGGTAGGGGACGTGGCCGACTTCAACAAGATGAAATTGCAGGACGTGCCGAGATGGGTGTTCGAGTCCGGCAGGGAGCTACAGGAAGACATCCGACGCGGGACGTTCAACCCCGGCATCAGCGGCTTCCGAGAGGGCGGCGTAGTCACGGTGGGGCAGCAACAGATACTCGACCACGCCGCTCGGAAGAAGTTCGCCGGCCCGACTATCCAGGAAGAGCATATGGCGTCCATCTGCGCGACGTGGCTCTGCCGGTTGGTAGACAATCTGGCGGCCCTCAAAGGCGGCATCGGCTCTCACGGGAAGACGCTCAGGCGGTCTGATTTGTACGGAGTGCATGATGTCTCCGTAACATTTGAAGCCCTCGACCCGGTGTTGCAGATGCAACGGCAAGAGTTGATGATGCGAGAGTACGAGATCGGCCTTGCGTCCGACGAGGACTACTGGCAGTTCGGCTCTCGCGTGGAGAACATCAAGGAACGCAGACAACGACTCCGGCAGCAACGAATACGCAACCATCCGGCGATTGACTCTCGACTTGTCGCAGCCGAAGCGCAGGCGATGGACGACGTAGACGCCGAAGACGTGGAAATGCTCAGACAAGCCGCTTCTGAGGGCGATCTGCCACTGGTTCAAGGCCCAGGCGGGACGCAGCAAGCCGCAAGGCCGCTGAGACAGCCGCTGGGAGACGACGTGGCAAGGCCCGCCCGAATAGACAGCTTGGCGGGAGGTGTGCCTTAATGGCCAGACGTACAGCTAACGCTAACGCACAGGCGATGAACGCCGTCCTGGACGAGTTCAGAGCGATCAAAAAACGCGGGAAGAAGACCAAGAAACCGTTGTTTATGGGGCCGCGTAACGCGAACCCCATCGTGAAATGGTATGCCGACCACAATTTGAATCCCGACCTTTTTAGAGAATAACGATGCCACCTAACGTTAAGAGACTTTTAGAGCTGATAAATCGACACTTCGCTTCGCTGGTTGGCACGCCGACGGCTGCGGTAGAGGTAGAAGGCGAGCTAAATCCAGATGGCGAAATCTTCTTTAACGCGGCGGCGAAAAAAGCTGCCGAAGAAGGCGAGACCCTCACGCGGGAGTCGTACCTTGCTGACTTGAATCCATTGGTGCGGGATTCTATTACGTACGGAAAAGCAAAAACCCCGTCCGATGATTATAGGAAAAGACCGCCTGACTATACTGAAAAACATGTCACCACTCTTATTGCTCAGATTGCGCAAGAAGTGGATCGCGAGTTTCAGTATGGCCTGAGCGATGCCCAGCAGAATCAAGTAATGGAGGGCATTGCCGCTACGCTGTTCACCGAATGGAGTGTATCCGAAACAGATGTTGTTGCCCCAACGGGGGTTGACCCCACTGATGCACTGGCCGATTACATCGAAGACCTGACCATTCGGTCGGTTGTAGGCGACCTGATTCAGGTTCGCAGTAATGAGTTCACAGTCGATCCCGCAAACCTTCTCTGGGAGCACAAGTGGGAAACACTGCTGGACGCTGCCGTGGCGAACGGACTCATGTCCTGGGGGCAAAAGGCCTATATCAAAACCAAAGACCTGACCGCGCCTATTATGTCTTACCAAGAAGGCATGGACATTCGCGGGTATGGGGTCAGAGACCGCAGAGACCCAAATGCGCTTGCGATGCTTGATAGTTTGTCGGCAGTTTTCCCTGAGTGGGTGAACGATGCTGCTCAGGAGGGCACACCTCTTGCCGCGTTCTTTGACACTCAAATTGAAGCCCAACAGAGCCTAGATGAGCTTGACCCGTCTCGCCGTGTGTTTAAGTACGGGTTCGACCCGCAAGTGGAACGGCAAGCCCGATTTGATCAAGACATCAGCACCGCGTTTGGTGATACGTCAAAGACTCCCAAGGCGGCCATTGATAAATTCCTTGGGCTACTTGGGGCCAACATGCGCCCCGGCGACATCCCCGAAGAGAACTTAAAGACGGCCACGCGACAAGCCAACAACGCGATAGTGGATCAGTTCACTCCCATTATTATTACTATGCAGGCGGAGGGAAAGTCAGGCAAAGACATCGGGCAAGTCGTTGGTCCTGCGATTTTGGAGCTTTTCCAGACAGGGCAATACCAGCGAGACATACTCGACAGGGTTGCCGCACTGGATGAAAAGGACTATTCAAATAGGACGTTTAAAGATTCCCAGACGGAATTCAACAATTGGTATCGCCTTGCTCGACAGGGGAACGATCCCGAAGCGTTAGACCCCACAGTCCTGGCAAAATTCCATAACGATACACACTGGGCCGGTGGCATAGACCAACTCTTGCAAGGCGTATTCGCAAGCGTAGAGGGCATGGACGCGGACTTTTACTCCTCAGAGAGGGCGTTTGAACCCACTGAGGGGGACGAGAGGCCAATTGAAAAAAACAAATACTATCCCTTTCAGGGAGCTAATCCCGAAGAGACGCTTCTGGGGGTGATTGACAGGGCGCAAGCGGCATCGGAGGAAGGCCCGACGCTTTCGATCACTGAGGCGAACACCCAATTGGATAACTTCTTGGGGAAGAAGGGATATACGAAAGTTGAGCGGGCGCAACTCCTCGAAGAGTTCGAGCCCGTGATTGCTTTGGCGCTCAACGCGGGCGAGTTCTGGCCAGAACTGCTTAATCACATAGAGAATACCGCCCGGGGCAAGCTCGACGATCTCGCTGAACTTGATGTCGCACGACAGGGGTTCGTGGATACCAGTGGAGCCGTCACTGCGAAAGAACAAACCGCCGCGGCTGCTCAATTTGACGCAATGTTCCCGACGTCCGCTTCTCTCGGACGTAGCGACGGCGACCCACAGCCGGTTCTCTCCGGCCCTCTGTCACGGCGATTTGAGGACCGGCCTGGTCCGGGCCTCCCACCCGAACTGCTGCCCGTCCCAATCTGGGAACAACAGCCTGGGCTTACATATGACGAGCTCATTCAGCAACGCGCCGAACGTCTTGACCCGAGGCAAGTGCCCTCGATTGAGAGTGCGCATTTTCTTGAAGGTTTTAGTTTGCCTGGGGCTCTTTCCTCGGAGGATCGCTTCAAAGCTCTGGTGGAAAAAGGCGGTATTGAAGAAGCTGAAGAAGCACGCATAAAAGCGGAAACGCCTGAACCCAGTGAATTTGATGTTGCTTATCAACAAGCGAAGGCTTCGCAAGCACCTATAGGGGCTGAGGCACTAGGCGCAGGGATACGCCGCGTAGCTGGCGATGACCGCGGACTTGAACAGTACTTGTTTACCCATACAGGGGAAGTGCGTGAACGGACGGCAGCAGAGCAGGAGCGTGTTCGCAGACTGGGTGTAAAGCTCAACGAAGAGACGGGGTTGCCTCAACGTACTCCCTTCGATCTTGGAGAATTCGCCTTTGGCGAGTTCAAGCGAATTGCACGCGGCTTCGAGTTGTCCGACTTGGCACTTACGCAGAACTTGGAACAGTCACGGGAACCACCGGAACCACCGGAACCATCGGAACAAGAAGTTGAATTTGAGCGTAGACGCAAATTGCGCAGTCGCGGAAGGACGGTGAGGCGCTAATGGCGGGTCCGGAGACTATCGAGCAGAAGATTGCAAGGCTTCCAAAGGGCTTCCAGGGTTTTGCGCATCAAGCACGGCCCCTCCCCGAATACGTATTGCCCCAAGAAACGCTGGACCAGTTTCGATTTACGAGAGAGTCTACCCCGCTCGGCGAACAACTGATTACTCAATTGCCGCAAGAGGTTCCGCTAACGCCTGCGCAACCAACGCCTGCGCAAGGTTGGCTTCAGGCCTGGAACAACACACCACGCCAGGGGCAGCTTAGGTACCTTGAGGCGGCCGGACTTAGTCCCACGACTGATAAGACAACAGGCGATGAAGCGTGGTTTATAAACAAAATGATAGAAAGCGAACGATTCTCGCAAACGGTGATATCCCCGCCGTTTGAAGGCGGGTTCTTGACAGGGTCAGCGTTTGGCGGAACGGCAGGGAGCACACCGGCTGGCGGACCTGGGTTTCAGCCCTCCGCTGCGATAGCTGCCCCCACACAAATTGGCGCAGGAATTGGCAAAGCGCTTCTGGGACTTGATAAACCTACCCTCGAGGAATTGAGGACGCCCTTGATGACTGCGGCGCTGGCTATACCGCCAGGGACGCCGGTGACTGCGGCCGCAGGGCCAGTGGCCCGCATCGTTGCTCGTAACCTCCAGAGCGGATTTGGGGCCACCTTCCGCACAGTGAACAGCCGTGCGTACCTACCATTGTTTCGACAGGTTCGCGCGGATTTGCGGGCGGCAGGCGGGGATATTGCCGCATTGGTGCCGCAGCGTTTGTATGATCCTGATCCCGTGATGCAGGCCGTCGTGGTGCCGGAAACTATCATCCCCCGGACGAATATATACAACTTAGCCCCCATCGACCCTGGACTAACGCGCGGGGAAATGCTCTCGAATTTCATGCGCAACACCCTGGGCAGGCCGTTCGGTCTTATCAGCGACGAGGGTATTGCCACGGCTGCTATGCGCTATCGCACGAATAAATTGGAGGGCGTGGTGGCGTCCGACGCCGCGGTATTCTCCAGCAAGCATGGGGCTGCGATACGCAATACGTTCAAGTTCAACAAGAAGGGTCAGATCGAAATGCTTGCGGGAGTGGACGACACACTAGGAGTCAAACAAGTGCCCGCAGGCGGCGCACTGGTGCCAAAAGTGCCGTCACCCACTGTCGCCGCACGGGGTGCTGATGCTGCTCCTGCTAAAGCGTTTAGAATAGAAGATACTACCGACTACGCAGGTTACGAAGGCGCACGACGGAGTAGAGAATATCTAGGGCAAGCACCAGTAGATGACCTTGGAATTGAGGGGAGGGTGTTTAAGGTTTCAACCCAAGAGGGAGAGCCGCTCGTCAGCATCAGGGTAAAAAGAACTTCGGAGAGTAGAGTATTTGAAGTAGATATTGATCCAGACATTGCCGCAGGCGTTGAAATGGATGAGGTGGTTGGAAGGTTTACTCGTAAAAATATAATTGAGTTAGCTGGGCGGCTTATGGATGAACTGGGTGCTGATACGTTGAAAGGTTGGCGTATCGGCACAGGACGAGAGCAAGTTATTACAAGAGATCAAGTGGACTCTCTACTGCGTAGGACTGAAGCAGCCACCAACATTTTCGGCCCTGGTGCTCCGACTATTCAGGATGTGGCGGCAAGGCTCCCACGGTACTGGCAGCACCTGTCTCAGGACGAGAAAAATGTTTTGCTCCGACTAAGAGCGGAGATTAAACCGTATCTTGATGATCAGCTGGATATGGGCATTGATATAGGAGTACGCCCCGACATCATTCCGGGCGGCTTCTACCTGCCGCGCGGCAATGCCATGGAGGAGGGGGCAGAAGTGGCGGTCAGTCGCGTCAGAGGGCGTTTTACTGGCGGCAGACCGGGGCATGAGAAGACAGCCGAATTCAAATCGATGGCTCAAGGCATTGCAGAAGGTTGGGAGTACGCCCCAATCACCGATGTGCTGCATGGGCATATCAGCGACATAGGCACACGATTGGTGAACAGGCATGTCAGCAACTACTTCCTTGCTATTAAAGATGTTACGGGCATGAAGATCGGATTGACTCCAAGTGCCCGATTGAGTGTTGCCGAGCGTTCGATCATAGCTCAGGTTAATGCTCTCAAAAACAAAGTGCGGGGGCGTTCAAAGACATTAACGGCGCAATTGGCACGGTATTCCATTTTGGGTCGCGCAACTGGCAGAGCGGAACACGTTGCGGCGGCAGCGGGCGAACGGTTTGCGTCTGCGACGGAGCGGGCGGCTATCGCTGCGGCATATACGGCAGAAGACCTTACGTCAGCGCGACGCATCTTTGATCAGGCGGTGCGTGACGCTCGTGACGTTGCGGTTGAAATCACCCGAAACCACAACCGCATCGTTAAGATGGGCGGACGCGTTACACCGGCGGAAACAGCTGCTAACAAAGCCGCCGACAAGGCGTTGTTGTCTCTGTGGAAGGCCGAAGCACTGGAAGGCCAATTAGCAAAGCGCGTCATTGAAGGGAAGACGCAAAACAAAACTATCATGAAAGCGATCAACCGGCAAGGCCAGGTGGTGGATAGGGCGCTCGCTTATATGGAGAAAGCGCGGAAGCCTTACGAAGACCTCGCGGCCAAGCTTGACGATCTGGTCGAACGCGACATGGGCTTGCGCGGTATGCGTGATGACATTCGCTTGCTTCAATCGGAAGGGCGTCAAACCGAGCGAGCCATTGTGCGCAAGCGCTTTACCTTCGCTGCCGCCAACCGCGAGATGGATGTTCTGCGCAGAGAGTACGTTCGCCAAACCCGTGCCGTTGAACGTGCGGGAAAGCGTAAAACCAATGCGGCGCAAAGGGTGAAGGCAACGGGCGAAGCCATTGAGAGTTTCCAGGACGAGTTGGACAACTTCAATGTTGAATACAACAAAGCGGTCCGGAAGTCGAAAGAGACACCGCGCGGATTCGCGACCATCGACATGCTGGGGCTGAACAACCACGTGTTCCCTGTAGAAATCGCTGACGCTGCCAGTAAGGTCTTGACTCCGCAACCGGGCCCGTTAGGGCCTGTATACATGAGGGTCAAGAACATGATGCAGGCACTCAATGCGACTGCCGACTTCTCCGCATCCGCAATCCAGGGGCTGTTGGGATTACACGACAACCCGAGGGCGTTTGGTCAAGCGATGTGGGTCCAGCTTCAAGCCTGGGGTATTGGCGGCGATAAGGTTCTCGGGCAATACATCCAAATGTTCGACGAGAACGCCGCGAGACGCGGGTTGCTGTCGGCTCGTGAATGGGCACGTCGCGAGCTGCGGATAGGCGGGCAGGACATCGGTGAGTTTCGTCTTGGCGGAGGCACTGTGTCTAAATTGCCCGTCATCAGGCAAGCCAACCGCGCCTTCGGTTTCTTTGGTGATACTCTTCGTTTGGAATGGGCCGAGTCCATGCTGGTGGACGAACTCGCCATTGGGCGCACGCTTCAGGAAATCGAAGCAAGCGGCGATATGCTCCGCATCATTAACTCCGCCAACAGCATGACGGGGTGGGCCCGTGGCCGCGCGTTCGGTAGTTTTGGTGATGCACTTTTGTTTGCTAACCGATTCTTGCAGTCCCGGTTGGACACTGTTGCCAGGGCGGGCATGGGTGTTCTTCGAGAGCCGCTGCCTGGAGTCCGAATAGGGAGTGGCGGCGCTACACTAGATCAGCGATTGGCGCAACGCTCGCTTCTCAAGACTGTCGGCAGTGCCGTGATCTTGACCGAGATATTCAATCGAATGCAGGGGCGCGAGACCGACTGGAACATCTTCACTACGGACAGCGACGGGAAGCGTATTCCCAACCCGAACTTCATGGCTATCCGAGCGTTTGGCCGTGACTGGAAGATACTCGGGACATGGGACTCGCTTGCAAAAGCGATCATTCTGACGGGCATGGGCAGACCGCAAGACGCGTTGCGAAACATGGCGGCTCCGCCCGTGAGTCTTGGATGGGACCTGGTCTCGGGAAGCACTCTCATAGGTGAGCGCACACGCGACACGCAGTTGCAAGCGGCGCAGACGATAGTCAAGTCGTTGCTCCCATTCGCGACGGATGAATTGCCTGAAATTGCTAAGAAGGCGAGTGAAGGGCAGGTTGTGGCTGCCTCGGCGACCCTGATCGGCGAGATGGGTGGAGCAAAGTCGGCCCCGCTGGGATACGTGGACGTATCGCGGGATGTGGCGGCGGAACTGTTCCCTGATACGCAGTTTGAAGACCTTAATCGCGCGCAACTTCGCCAGGTTAATGAAGATGATCGCGTACAGGATCAGATCAAGAAGATTGAAGAGCGAGCGGAGCCACTGACGGACCGGCAGCGGCTCAACCAAGCGTTTGACGCTCTTGATGCCACGCGTTCGAAACAAGAGAAAGCGTTCCGCGCTAAGATCGATGACGGCAGTACCGGCACAGCACTGCGCAAGAAGATATCCGAGTTCAAGACCGCGCGTTTCCACGCTGGCACCGCTATTATGGATCAAACTGAGATTGTCAAGATCATGAAGACAGATAAAAAACAGGTCTTGAGCGACACGCTGGCCGAGAGGTTCTGGACTATGGAATTGCTAGAAGACTCACCCGGCCATCTTGACTTTGCAGGCAGAGACGATAAGCGAGACGAGGTGTTGGAAGAAGCGAAGAAGAACGGCGTGCCCAAGAACTACATCACTGGCACCGGGGAGGGCACGTATCGGGGTAAGCGCTTTGATGACCCTGTGGTCCGCGCGGTCATCGAAGACTACGAAGATGACATGGCGTCAGTACGTCCTTACTACGACATCCTCGTGGAGCAAGCGGAGCGATATGGGCAGGAAGATAAGTGGAAAGAATATCTTGGGTCTCCGCAGAAATCCGCATTCCTAAGCCGGCCTGAGAACGTCGTGCTGAAAATGATTATCAACCAGGTTGTTCCTATGTTGCGGGAAGACATGCGCCGTGAGAACGCAGAGATAGAACGCGCCTTGTGGAAGTGGGGTCTCGTCGAGCGTATGCTGAATCCCACGGTCGCCGCCGAAGTCTACTTCTTGCGCCAGAAGCAAGGCGGGACGATCACCGATACGCGAGCTATCTCCGGATTGGGGATTCCCGAATGAAGATGATCGCAGTGCGTTGCCCCAGATGTAACAAGAAGATGGCGAACCACGTTGAGGGGCGCGTCTGGCATACGTGCATTAGATGCGACCTTGACTTCGTAACGAACGGCCTTGTGGTTGACAGGGCAAAGATGCCCGTGTAATACTCGGCCTTAGTGATGCGGGGAATGCCAGAGCAATGAAGGTCTCATAGCCCTTTTCCTCCGAGTGCAACTCTCGGCCCCGCTACAAAAACCGAATGAGCCGTTGTGCGCGGAAGTCGCCTTGTAATGGGGCGGCTTCTTTTAATTTTTGGAGACTCCAGCAATCGGAGAACCCGAAGGAGAAACGCATGGTACAGGAGAGCATCCCCGACGACGGCGATACGCCCGTGGTGGTTGAAGAGGGGGAAGGGGCTGAGCCGGATTTGCAGACGCAACTCAAGAACGCGCTTGCATCTCTGGAAACGCGCGGAGCCGAAGCCGAGAAGCTATCGAACGATCTAGCGGCAATGAAGGGGCAGATCAAACGGCAGGAGAACATCGAAGAGGTCATCGCGGGATTTGGTGATCGATTCGACGGGTTCGAGGCCGAAGTAAGGTCTGGCTTCAAGTCTATTGCTGAAGGATCAGCCGATACTCTGGTTGACGACATGACCGCGGCTAGACGGCCTTACGACAGCCGGGTGCAAAGGTCGGCAGGAGTGCGATTGGCAACCTCGACGATGGACAACATAGACGAAGCGTTGCTAGGGCAAGACGGCAAACCCCTGCTGGATAAAGAGACCGCGCCGGAACTGGCTGGTGTGAGAACTGCGTACAACGCGGCTCTGAAGCACGCCGAGAACGGCGACATGGTACAGGCAAAAGAGCAGAGCGGACTGGCTGAGAACTTAACCGTCCGTGCGGCTCGTGCAGCGGAACGCAAGGCGTTTAGCCAGTCCCTTGAGACTCGGAGTACCGAGCTTAAAGCGGCACAAGATAAATGGGAAGAAGAGAACGGAGTTGGCGACCTGAGCGTGGGTATCGGCAGTGCCTCAGTTGGCGGGAACCTTCTCGGCAAGCTCGGGGACCCGAACGCCACCGTAACCAGAGACGACATAACGAAGGCGGCGGAGCAGTTCAGGAAACAAGGCATCCGCATATAGGAGTTTAAAACATGGCAGTTGGGAATACTATTACCGATTCTCTTGCCGACAGCATCCCGACGATGATTGCTGCGGCAAGGATAGTTAGAGAGTTCGCAGGCGTGATGCCCAATCTGGTAGATCGCCAACGACTCGATGAGAATACAGGAACGGTCTGGAACGAGGTCTCGATGGCAAAGCTGTCAGCGCAGGCCGTGACCGAAAGCACCGAACTTGACAACCCACAGCAGATGAGCGACACGTTGCTCTCCATCACCCCAACGGTGATCGGGGTGCATACTGTCATCACCGACCGGGTGGCGATGCGGATTAGCTCGAACGCTTATGCGCAGACAGGGTCTCTGGCGCAGAACGCAATCGAGCGAAAGAAGGACGCCGACGGCCTGACGGCCATTGACGGCGCGACGAATTCGCTGGGTTCGGACTCCGCGGCTCTGGACACCAGCGATATATCTTCGGCTGCTTACAGGATAACGTCTAACACGACGGAGCCTGCCCCGGCGACCGCGCCGATCAACGCAGTGTTCCACGGCTTCCAGCTTGCCGACATTGACTTCCAGTTGACCACTCCGGGTATTAGCACGGTTGCTGCAATTGGCACAGAAGCACAGGCAGGTGCGCCGCTAACGGTGGGAATTGCCGCAGAGGCGTTCCAGAACCGCTATCGGGGAACCATTGCCGGCGCGAAGATTTACGAGGACGGCAACCTGACGATAAGCTCTAACGCCGCAAAGGGCGGCGTGTTCAGCCAGATGGCCCTGATCCTTGTGGAGGGTAGAAGCCCGTATGTCGAGACCAAGCGTATGCCTGAACTCGGTGGCGGCGCGACTGCGCTCTTCCACTACGACGAGTACGCATACGGCGAGCGTTCCTCGGGCAATTGGCTGTATGAGGTACACACAGACGCTACCGCACCAGCCGGTTAATTGAATCCACGGCGTGCGGCTTGGGCGGGACGGCACGGCCCTATCCCGAAGGGGTGGGTCGTGCATAACATGAACGGCGACATGGGGGATAACAGGCTGGAGAATCTGGCATGTATCCCCCGCAAGACCGGCAATATAAATGAAGTGATCGCTCCCTATAGGGCGCGAATAAGAAGGCTGGAGCTACAGCTTCAGAAGGAGACTTTGTAATGGCACAGAGCGGACCAGGGAAAATACGACTGTTTCACGACTTTTTCGGCGTACACGACGTCTTGGCGTCAACTGGCGACCCTTCCTCCGGTGGGGCAGCTGCGCTGGGAGACTTCTACGCCGGAGGTGAGGGCTACGAGGATAACGACGCCGGGGTTGCGGGGAAAGATGCTCTGTCTGGCGTTGTCACGCTTACATCCGCCAACAGCGACGGAGACACGACCTTCATCGGAACGCACATTGCATTTGACGTTGCCCTGATGGCGCCGATTGTGATGGAGACCAGGGTGCAATTCGCAGACCTCGACGATAAGGAACTCTTCTTTGGGCTGACGAGCGTCCTCTCGGTTGACGAACAGCTTGAAGATATTGTCATCCACGCGGCCGCAGGCACTGTTGCTATGCCAGCAGACCTTGTTGGGTTCTATCTGAGTTCTGAAAAAACAGACGATGAAGCATGGCACGGTATTCACAATGGTGGCACTACTTCTGCCTCGACCACTACTACTTCAGTGTGCCTGGGAGGCACAGGTGACGCCACTAGCGTCGGCGCGACGGCTGGCGAGTGGCAGGTTCTACGCCTGGAAGTTGCCCCTAACGGAACAGCCCGATGGTATGTAGACGGCGTACTCTACCAGACCGTAGAAGGGGCTGCTTCAACGACCACAAACATGGCCGTGTGTCTTGCCGTCGGCGCCAACACTACTGAATTTGCCATCGTGGACTGTGACTACATCCTCGTAGAGGCCAACCGAGACTGGACTGTCTAGGAGCAATCCTTGGCGGCAATTGTCGAGCTAGCCACAACTGAAATCTGGAGTCATGAGCCGTGTTGGTATATTGGGGAGTTCAACCGACCGGCTCTTGACTCTCAGGGCGTTCGACGCTCCCAGACGATCACGGTCATTCGCAATGACAAGCGGGTCAAGCTGACCCGTGACCTCGGCGATGCACGCCTATTCGGAGAGGAGTTCCAACTGATATGCGGAGCACCCGACGGAAAGGGCGGCGGCGAGGCGATGTACACGGTCGGGGAGGCTCTCCAAATGGCGCAGGACATGAACAACATGCCCCCGACCAAGACCGAGCCGCGCCCGAGGGACTGGAACAAAATCTTCTGGGAGAACATCGAGGAACGCAATCTATGGAAACGGGGAACGAGTACGTTCGGCCCGCAGTACAGGAAGCAGAGGAACGCATGACAACGCACGGGACTGCTATTGAGGAATTGCTGAGAGACGCCGAGGCCGCAGTGGAACCGGGCGATCTCGCCGCAGGGCAGATCATCAACCGGAGTGAGGACATAACCATGACCACGTCAGAGCTTCAGTCGGCTGGTTGGGTCTACGTCTACGATACCCTCACCGCTGACCGGAGCGTGGTGAACCGGAACATGCTTCCGCAGCAGTTGGAGAAACGCCGCCCAGACGGTTCCTATGTATTCTCCACTCGGAAGCCCGAGGGAATTAAAATCATAGTGGGGGACCTCAATTGCTTCCTGCACGGCGACGATCCCAATAGGGAGACGTACGACCGCATGGGCCTTGTGACGTGTGTCAAGACAGGGTTCCTAAACGAACTGGATAGAGCGAACCATATGCGCTATCGCCATCCGAGGGCATACGCGACTCTTGAGAACGAGCGAGTCCGCGAGGACCGTGAGGCCGAAAGGCTGGAGCGGACGGCCCTTACCGAGAGCATCAAGGCGATGGCCGAGAGCAACGGGGGTATGAAAAATGCCTAGCTACAACTTTTCACCGATAGGAAGCGCCCTTCAGACACAAGCTGTGGCCGCGTCGGCCACGAAAATAAGCACCTCTAACACTATCCCAGGCGGCGCGCGATACGCAGAGGGCTTCGTGCGGACGGCCAGTATCGTAGAAACTCGTGATGGAACTACCCCGACGGCCACCAAGGGGACTGAGTGGGATGCAGGCGATATTATCCTACTCCGAAGCCGCCGCGAGATAACGAACTTTCAGGCTATCGAGAAGACTGCGGGTTCTGCCGAGACCATCGACTGGCAGTTCTACAACAGGGCGCCTAACTAGACCACTGGGAGGCTAACGATGCCAGCAGGCACATTTCTACCGCCAGGGCTGACTACATCCGACGTTAAGATCACCAGCGGCGGCACCGACAACTACGTCATGACCGCCGTGGACGGTGAGACGATCCAGGGCGAAAGCAACCTTACGTTCGACGGCTCCACTCTGACTCTCGATGGCGACCTGACATTCACCGGCGCTCAGACCATCAGCACCTCGTCAGGCAATCTGACGCTCACCGCCGGGGGTTCTACGGGGGACGTACTCATTGGTGACGGTGACGGCACGATTCTGTATGTGGATGGCGGGACAAGCCGCGTCGGGATTGGGGCTGCTACACCAGAGAGTAATCTACACATAGATGGAACAGATTCTGGAATCACCCTTTCAGGCGACCAACTATCAGGAGGTTCAGTACCGGTTGGTTTTGCTGCTGGAGATCCAGCAGGACTTTCGCTCTACATGATGGCTACAAACGACGCAGCTATAAGAATAGATGGCTCAAACAAGTTGAGAGTTAAAGCTAGTGGAGATGTCTACTTAACTGAATCTGGCGGCAACGTCTTCATAGGCGACACCGCCACCGCCAACGGCAACATGACCGAGGGCTTGACCATCCACCAGGGCGCGGCTGATAACGAGATATTCGCCCTCAAGTCCTCTGATGTGGCGCATGGCAGAACGGGTGTCACAGAAACCGACACATATTTTTCTATCAAGAAGACTACCCCCGGGTCAACTGGCGGTGGCGCAACCATGAATATTATGAGTGAGAATGCGGCGAATCAAACCGTCTGGGCCACTTACGTCGCTGGTGGAACGGCAACCACTAATAAAACCACCGCAAGCGCTCAGGCGCTTATCCAGTTTGATGTTTCTGGACATAACGACGCTAACGCTGGCGCTGACGTCACGGATAACGGCAACATATTTGGGGTCACCGCTAGAACAGGCGGTGCCTTTGAAATGCAGTTTATGGTTGATGAGGACGGCGACCTTCACGGAGGAACTGCCAACACTGTTATTGCCTTCACCGATAGTTATGACGATGCCCAGTTAGTCCGTGCGCTCGACCATGCTAAAGATGCTTCAGGGCTGGAAGGAATGGTTAGAGATAAGTGGGACGACTTCATTAAATACAACGAGCAAGACCTGATAGATGCTAAGATTCTGGGCGATACTATAGAGAATGGCGGCATGCTTAATGTTACAGGTCTCCAGAGGCTCCACAATGGAGCCATCTGGCAGGGCTATGTCAGGCAACAAGAGATGCAAGAGAAAATCGACACACTGGAAAATAGGCTTCTGGCAATCGAAGGAGCGAAGTAATGGCAACAGGCGACGTGACTATCTCCGTGGCGGTGGCAGGCGGCGTGACTAAAACCGTAACCCTCGACTCGGCTACCAGGGTGCTGTCCCGTGCGAACGTGGCAGGGAATGATGAAACCATCGACACCGATGCCGAGTGGCAGGTGTTTGTGGTCAACAAATTGGCTAACGTGATTCTGGCCCAGGCCAACAGTCAGGCCCAGGCGGCTGCCTCATGGACACCGAAAACATACACGGCGGCGACGTAGGCGTTAGCTATTTAATGCCGGAGGTAGAGGAGGGGGAATAAACATGCAAGACCTGCAAATCACGGACGGCGACCTGCAAGCCCTCTTCGCTCAGAACCCGCTGGCAGCGGAGCAACTGCGACGGATCATGGCAGAGCGCCATCGAGACGAGCTGGCCGCTGAACTGGCCGAGCTGCGCAACGGCTCCGGTGATGCTGATGGGCTGAACACGACGAGTACGAACAACAAGAATGATTCCGAGTTGACGGCGGTGGGGAATTAGATGCCGACGACAACGTGGCGCGTTGCTAGGCGGGATATCGCCCGCCCTTTCGGGTTGGTGACGGCTGACACGTCGACGCAGATAAACAACGACCAGTTGATCGTCTCGACCGACCTTCAGCAGCGATATACGGTTGACGACTATTTCAATGGGCAATGGTATGCCACCGTTGTTATTCAGACCGATGGTGCTGCTCCTGCCAATGGGCTTGGAACTACCACAAAACAGGTTAGGGACTACGCTCAGTCTAGTGGTACGGTAACCGTCTGGGGGACGGCCCTAGCTGACGAAAGTTCCGATCAGGTGGAGTTTGACCTCTACCGCACCTTCCATCCAGATGATTACAAGCGGGCGTACAATCGCGCTCGACAGGCGGTGTTCCCCGGACTCGCTGCGCATAAAGACCATCGCGGCATCGTCACCGACCTGGACACGTTGGTCTATCCCGTGCCGCAGGCGATGCGCCGCGTTGATCGCGTGAGCATCGGCAACGCCGTACTCTCGTCGCATACGCAGAACCTGTTCACGGACGGCGGTTTCGAGGATTGGGCGAGTACAACGAGCCTGACGAACTGGACGCTTACCGGCGGGTCTTCCGTAGTGAATCAGGAAGCCGCCACGAGCACCCCGCAGAACCACATGGTACTGTCCGGCAGCAACTCCGCTCGATTGCACGTACCTTCGTCAGACACGACCTTGCTTGAGACCCTTACGCCAGACGTTGCCGTTGAGGGCGTCTACGTTGTCATGGCGGCGTACGTGTATTGTCGTACAGCCAGTGCCATACGGTGTCAGATCGACAGCGATCAGGACACGGCCAACAATGGGTCGTTCCACGGCGGTACTGGCTGGGAGGTCATCACGCACGAATTCAAGGTGTCGGACACCGCAGGCAATATCATCGCAGGCGTCCAAGCCCCAGGTGGGACTACGGCGTCCGAATCGTATATCGACCGTGCAGTAGTTTGGGCAGGGCCGACAAGCCCCCCGGAAGGGGCGTGGAGTCCCGTTACGGGATGGGAATGGGTTCCTTCTCTAGACGGCGCGTCCGACGGAGGCAGGGTGCTCCTTCCTGCCAAACCGGGGAACCATGAAGTTCTTCGGCTCAACGGGCGAGGATTACTCTCCAGCGTGAGCCTGGATACTGACACAGTAGAACTCGACGGTGACCTGCTGGAGCCGCTATACATGAAGTGCCGTGAGATTCTGTGTCAGGACAAGGCCGCAGAGGACGGCGACTCCGACTGGGGGCAGCGCGCATTGGATTGGCGTGCCGAGTACAACGCTTGGTTTGCGGGTGAGTCCTATCACGGCTCTCGACCAGCACTTACGGTGAGTCGCAGAGGCCCTTTCTAAATGGCCGCAGAGCCGATCGTTCAGATCGACAGCAAGAACTTCGTGGCCGTGCCGCAGGGGCGCTCAGAGCGAGTCGTTCGACGGCTGCGGAACGAAGACTTCATATCCCAGTTCTCCGGCGAGGGCATACGAAGCCCATCGACCTTTGCGGGATATCAGACGCTTATCTTTCCCAACTTCGCGCTGGGCCTTGGCCGTGAGCGGATAGATTCCGACTCCGCCCGTGTGCCTGACGAGTACCGCCGCTTTTGGGACGCCACCTGCGACACTAGATTCGCCTCTGGCGTGTACCTTCCGATCCTCGAGGAAGACTCCTCGGGCGAGCTTGAGGTCATTCGGGCCTCTGCCTCGTTCAAGGGCAATCTCTGGTCGCTGTGGGGAGACGATGACGGCCACACGGTGGCGGCTCGAAAATACGACGGGTCAGGGACATCTTGGACGGGCGGAGGCACGGTTGATGGCTATGCCTATGCCTACGACAGTGCCAGCACCGGGACCGACACCACCTCTGCCACCCTGACGTTTTCTCACACCACTTCCGGCAAAGACCGAGCCTTGGTGGTTATGATCCAGTCGGCAGACAATTCCGGGAGCAATGTCCCGACCGGCGTCACCTATGACGGCAACGCTATGGCGGCCGCAGACAGCCAGATAGCACCTGGAGAATACCTTGGCGTATCCCTGTGGACTCTGCACGGCGCAAACGTGACCGTGGGCGCGAACAACGTCGTGGCAACTTTTGCCGCCAGTCGCGACTACCTTGCCGGTGCGGCGATCAGCATCAAGGGGGGCAGTTCCACCTTCGGCACGGTAGCCAAGGCTACGGCCACCTCCACCGCTCCTTCCATATCCGTATCTGGCTCGGCGGGCGACATCATAGTAGACGGCGTCGCCGTTCACTACACGACGGTAGGCACGGCAACGGCCTCAGAGGGGGCCGGCCAGACCTCAAGGCAGAATTTCGGCCACGCCAACGGATTGGTTCGCGCCGTTGCCTCTACGGAGACCGCCGCGGGCGCGTCAACGACTATGAGTTGGACCCTCTCCACCGCGGGCGGAACCCCTCGTTTGTGGACGAGCATAGGCGTCGCCGTCTCGGAGGGATCGACCTACCCCGCACCGTTGGACCTTCTCGCCGTTCGCACTCACCTGCTGGCGCTGTTTGCGATTAGCGACGAGATTCACGTCTACCGCTCTACGGACGGCGCGACCTGGGCCGCTTCGACGACCGATGAGCTTGGCTCTTCCGTCCTGGCGAATGACGTCACCGCGCACGAAGACATCGACGCGGGCCTTCTTGCAGAGATCGGCGGCGAGGCCGTCGCGACTATCTGGGATGAGGACAACTCTAAAATCATCTTCTACAGTTCCACCGACGCAGGGGACAACTGGTCGCTCGAAAACAATATCGACATCTCCTCGGGCAACGGCCCTCAAGGTGTCGCTGTGCTGGCGGGCATCGACAACGAGGACAAGCTCTACGTTGGAACGCGAGAGGGCCTCTACGAGGTTGACACCGCACCGGCCACTTGGACTGCGCGACTGGCCTTCACGATGGTCGCCAACACCGACAACTGCCGTCGCATGAGAGTGATGGACGACGGCGCGCTCTGGTTTGCCCAGGGCGTGGACGACGACACGCCGCCGGTGGTGTACCGCATGTTCGTGTCTAACGGTGCCAGGGTTGTTGAGCGGGTTCCCAACGACTTCTCTCTGGGAGACGGAGTTACCTCCGACGCACTGGGATCAATCCGATGGATGGAGTCTGCCAGCGGCATGGTGTACGTCTCGGCTAGCGGCGGCGCGGCCTCTCGCAACGCCCGAATCTGGGCGCACAACGGCAAGGGCTGGCACTCCGTGAGGCAACACGGCACCGCCAACAGAAAGATACAGTGGATAGCCGCCTCGGCTGACGATGACGGGACCCCCCGATTACACTACGCTATTCGTAGCACCAACACCCCTGGTGCTTACACCACCTCGACCCATTTCCTGGGGCAAGCCTTCGTGAACCCAGCGTCTGGGATCACTATCAAGCGTGAGACTCCAGGCTTCGTCGATCTACCCTACGTCGATCTTTCGTTCCCGCTGGACATAAAGAACTGGCTGAGAGTTGGAGTGAACGCCGACACGCTAGCTGCCGGCACGGGGAATCAGCACATCAACATGGACTATGGGATTACGTCTGATCTCGGCTTCCTCACGGCGCGGAACGGCGGCGACCTCGGGGACATCCTTAGCGGCACCTCTCGCCTGTCTTTCGGGGCTAACGCGATAGGGGCCAGCGGCCTGGTCTTGGGGCTTCGGGCCAACATGCTTCTCGGCTCTGCCGCGAACACGACCAAGCCCGTTCTCAAGGACATCCAGATAGACGCCTTGCCGAAGCCAACGAAGACCCGGCGGTTCGAGGTCATCGTTGACATCGCGGACACTGCGGCCCTGCGGGGCGGCACGAACGCCACGGCGGCGATCTACGCCGACCTTGAGGCTATCGAGGATTTGAAGGTGAAGGCGGCGGTGACCTACGCGGACATCGGCACCAAGTACATGGATGTCGAGGCCGTGCATTACGACGACGAGATCATAGGGCATGGCTCCACTGGTGGGCCGGACTCCAACGCAAGGCGCGGCGGGACGGCACAGATAATCCTTTCAGAGGTCGCTATCTAATGCCAGCGAAATCGGCAAAACAACGACGGCTAGCAGGCGTGGACCTTGCCCGAAAACGGGCAGGCAAGAAGACGCGCACCGGCATGGCTGAGAAGAAACTGCGAGAGTTCGCGCGTAAGTCCAAGACGAGGTCTAGATGACCATCGAACGGGATGAGCAGTTCCGGCTGCGAACCGCCGAGACGCTGGGCCGCATCGAGGAACGAGGCGAGCGCGTCCTGGCCCAAATGATCGCGTTGAACAACACGGTGTCGGTGCAAGGCGAGCGGATCACGGCACTGGAGTCGTCGTGGAAGACGATCAAACTCATGACTGGCTGGATCGTCGGCTCGCTGGCGGCGGTGGCTGCTGTCGTGATCGCGTGGTTCCGGTCGTCGTGACATGACCGCCGACGACGAGATGCGCCTGGAACTCGACGAGGCACGCCGGCGGATAGTCGAGCTGGAAGCAAAGACCAAGACCACGCTGACGGGCAACCAGTTCCTGGTTATCGTGCTCGTCGGGCCGTTATTCCTTGCATTTGTAGCTCTGGGGGTGCTCATCGTATGGAAAACGACCAGCAAACCGTCAGAGGTAGCGCCCCACCTCGACATCATACTCGTCTCGCTAGCCATTTTCGCCAATCCCGTGACTGCCGCCGCAGCGCAGGTGATGAATGCGCTAAGCGAAGAGCGCAAGGAGCAGAGACAAAACAATGAAGGGTAAGCAGTTCCGCATTCCGGGTCTAATCGTTCGCCTCCCGCGATTGTGGACGTTCTCATTGCCATTGCCGGGAGGTATCTACCTCGGCGGCGGCAAGTTGATCGTTGCGTCACTGTCTACGGTTGCGCTCGGCTTCCTCGCCTCGATGTTCATCTTGATCTCCAGCGGCGACCAGGAGATCACATGGCCGATGGTCGGTGCGTCCTACGAGGCCCCGTCGATGATCGGCTCCAAGGTGGTTGATGCAGAGTTTCCGCAAGATGCCAGCCAGACGCTACAGATAAACATCCCCGCCGGTCTGAGGCTGGACGAGGTGAGCTTCACGAACGTCAGCTTAGGCAAGTCCGGCATCACCGACGCATTCCAGCTAACCGGCGCATCCACCACCGATCTGATGACCATCGACACGTTGATCATCCGAAACTCCGAGTTCCCAACGATGGACTGGGCCAACGGCGACATCTACACTCTGACGGCAACGTCATCGGTGGTGGCTGCGGGGCACACGTTCTCACCCACGATGGCCTCCACCACCAACGACGTGGTGATCGGGTCAGGGCGCGGAGCCACCAGCTACATCGCGGAGGACATGGTGGTTGACCGCATCATCGTTCAGCAGACAACCACTGGCGGCGATGTGCTGATCGGCACGATGACCCTGGACGGCGTCAAGGCATGGACAGGGGCGTTCAACGCGGACTACTTCGAGATCGGCAGGTTGATCCTCGAAAATGTACGGATAGGTGACGACGGGGATATCGATAGCGCAGACTTAGTTCTGAACTCGTCTGTGAGCGTCAACACCGTTCATGACGGCGTGGTCGAGGAGCCGGTCTGGATTCGTTAGGTGAAGGCATAATGGATGAGGTCTCTTGATATGCGGAATCCATTCAAACGAGAGTGGACAAAACTGAAATGGCAGATGCTGCTGGTGCAGGATGTCGCAGTTATGAATCTAACTGACGCGATGTCCAAGAGGCTAGACGGTACAGGGGATAGGGAGGACATACTCAAATTGGTTACCTTTGCCTTGAGCGATAACGGCAAGGTGGGAGTAGTCGAGTGGGCCTCTATCGGCAAACGGCTGGGCGTATTTGACGCTAACCAGATGAACTTAGCTGAACGCGTCCGCAGGGGCAAGGTTGCGATCTCAATGGCTCGTCAACGCGGCATCGATACTTCTGAGTGGGAGCGACATCTGCGCGAACTGGAAAAACAACGAGGGGTGATCGATGAGTAGCATGGTCACTAAAATCAGACCGCAAATCCTCTGCGCGATGTTTCTCATCGCAGGACTGGGATTGGCCGGATGCTACGTCGGACTCAGGATGTCGGCAAGCGAAATCGTCACCGGAGCGTTGGGGGCGACGGTTAGTCTAATCGGAGTCCTGGGCATGAAGGTGCTTGAGACCGATGAAACGGAGTAAGCCGCGCTCAGCATCTCCTCTACGCTAAATCCCGACATCGCGAAGGACGTTTTGCAGTCCGACGCATGATAAAGCGGGAAATGGCGGG